GCTAAAACGATACCCATATTATGAAACCCGATGTCTATCGCCAACACCTTCATGTCTTTATGTGAAAGATTTTCCTTAACTATAGTATATGAAGAACAAACAAAAAACTCAATTGTTACTACTGACCGTTGTCGTACTTATCGCGGCTGTAGGCTACATGTTCTACAACCCCCAAGTTGTCGAGGTCCCAGTAGAAGTGGCTGTTCCAGTACCAGTGCGTCCAGTGCCCACTCGCCGTGCACAGGTGCGGGAACCCGAATTTAGAGGACCCCCTATCAAGCAGTACAAACCCGGACACATGCAGCAGATGGGTCTCATCACGAATGGTGAGGAAACCCTCCCTCTTTACGGTAAAGAGGTCCGTGGTCGTCGGGACCGCTACAGTTACTATACCACCACGGGAGGTGAAAACATTTACCCAGTATCAGTTTCCCACAATGCGAGAGACTGCATGGAAGACATTGGGTGCCAAGAGCTATACGGAAATGAAACAGTCACCGTTATGGGAAAGACTGGTTCATTCACTGTAAACATGTACAGGACTGATGATTACTTCTAATTTATTACGCCGCTGGAGTTTCCGCTGGAGTTTCCGCTGGAGTTTCCTGCATCTTTTTGACACGTTTCTGTATGTCATTTACAAGTGAACTCGTCTGACTGGAAGAACAACAGCATGACAGAGCACACACGGCTAATACGGGGGGTGGTTTCATTGGCATTTTCATGATAAGCATTACAACAAGCATGGAACAAATGCAAGAACCTACAGTCATTCCAAGCTTGTCGTTACTCATTGGTTCACCCGAGGTTGACATGAGAGCTCCTAACATCTTTACTATACGTCAACAAAAATTATTATGGATACTATCGTATTCCCTAGTTATAAACCCAGATTTCCCTGACAATTCCGCCTTTATGCGCAAAAGTTCAACTATCGTATCGTCATCAAGATGTTTAAGAAAATCCGCTTTCATCCTGATATCGTGAAGTTGGTGCGCCTCCTTTTTACCTTGTACATATGGCCATGTGTGTTTTCGTAGAGATGTGACTTCTTCCTCGAGCTGTCTAATTCTAGGAAGAAGAACCCTGTTAATAAGAATTTTAAGCTCTATGACATCACTCATCTTACCGTAAGTGCGTTTTTTATCTTTATACACTGTAAGATGTCACTACCAAAAGGTAAGAGAGATTTCATTCGGAAATTAATTGTAGATATGAATGAAGTGGCAGAAATTAAACGTATCATGAATCAAATTGGTAGGGAACCAACAAATAATATAGATCATATGATAAAGAAACAGTTTCTGGTTCGAACTGATAATGGTGAGTACACTGTGAATAATGTAAATTTTCGTATGGGTATTTCAGTTCTTGATTTTGATGTCTTGGCTAAAATACTACTACGTTTAGATCAAGTTGGTTTCAATTTACATGAGTTATATAGACATAGTAAACCCAATCCGTTACACTTTAACCGGGAAGATATGTTATATGCTAGACTTATTGCAAGTGATGACATCACATGTTTTACCGATTTGATTTTGTATTGATTGTCTCCGGCTTGAAGAAGTCATTGAAGGGGCAACCTGTACACCTTCTGTGACGTATAGCGCAATCGAGCTTGTCAACCTTCTTCATACATGGTTTTTTTCGCTGTCGATAAGTTCGTACTCGTCGCCCGATGTTATGAAAACAAATTGAGGTTTGACCAATAGCTAACATGTTACTAGAATCAAGAATGATAACTTTATATTAGAATAAATAATCTCAATGAACAGTAGATGCAGTATCTAGAATTGAAAAATAAGGCTAAGAAGCAAGGTCTTCGTGTCACCAAAACTGTCAAGGGAAAACGCGTTCAGCTCACAGCTAGGGAACTTCGCGCTAAAATTAGGATGAACTTTGAGAACAGTGTGAAAAATGCACAGAAAGTTATCAGAGTGTGTCAAACTATTATAGTTCCAACCCGGACGATGGGTGTCCCTCCCCCACCTCCTCCACCACCACCCCAACGACGAGCACCAGTCGTAAATGCTGGACGCGCTAAACTCATGGCTGAGCTTAAAAATATATTAAAAAAGAGGGGTGTAGTAAAATAATGGAAGACACTCTCAGATTGAGAAAAGTCAAAACCCTCTTAGAGACATGGAGTGGTGAAAATGTGGACGAAGCATACTCACTACTTTGTTATTACGCAACAACAATGCGAGAAAATGGGAACCCCGAAGAATTCGTAGAGCAGTATCTCGGTGAGGAGCTTTACGAACGCTTGAACACGATGATTCAATTTTTTAAAAAGTTTGAAAAGTTTAAGAGGGAATTTAGGAAATAGGGGGTGTACCACTCTCAGCATGTAAAGATTTGATTGTACTACATCGGTCATATGATGGTCCTTTATGTGGTAACTTAACACCTGCTAGTTCAGTTTTTGCATATCTATCCATTTTGATTCCCGGGGGTAATATGAATGATTTACCCGTATTATCACCGAACCCATTCATAGTCATACTACTGAATTCTCCATCCGGTACGATATCGAAAGTTACAATTGGTTTACCTTTATAATCACACTCTGGGTAAACCGTGAGAGCAGCTGCATTCTTAACATTTTCTTCAATATCTTTTATTCTTTTCCTCTCTTGCTCTGCCTGCATAAAAACGTAACCACCACCCATGGAGGCACTGAGGGAAGATAGCACACAAACTATGAGGGCTATCTCAGCCATATTACATTAATCAGAGAAAAATAATCCCAAACCTCTTAGACATGAACTTCTCAACACCCTGAAACGTAGGAAAACTCCAGAGGTACCAACGGGACCAAAAACCAGCCCCGTCGATACCGCTCATATTCCAATTCTCTTTGTCACTGAATGTCACATTGAGCATCATATCCTGAATTTTCTTGGGGTCTCTCTCTGCTATTGTGCGTTTGGGTACTCGACCACCATGGCGGAGTACGTAGGAACGCATACGTGAAGGATTCTTGTGTTTGGTGTAGTCGGAATACCCACTGGCACCAAAGTCAACAGTCCTGCCGTCTTCTAAGACAGCCCTCAACTTCTTTTTAGGGTTGGGGCTACGAATAATCTTGACGCGCATACTTATATTTTACAGAGATAATTTACTTGCAGCTTGCGCAGTAATTTTCGCGGCGATTGCGGCGCTGCCTTGCAAATTTATACTCCTCCTTCTTAGCATGGGGAAGGAAGAAGAGCTTCTCGGGGCCACGCTGGACACGGTACATGTGGTCGTACATGTGGAGGAGTCCAACGGTGAGCGCAAGACTGGCAACGACGACACCGTTCATCTTACGCGCGGTGAAGGCATACCCAGCGATGAGAGCAACAAGCAGCATCTGGATGATGGTAAGTTGGGGCATCTTGGGCATGGAGAAGCGAGACTCAGTGGTCGCGACCTCCTCAGTGGGTTGGGGCTCGGCATACATGGACTTGGGGTAACCAGGCATTTTTATTATCTACTGAGAAAATAATGTGGCGTCTCCTGTTTGCCCCCATAATGATGGTCCTGTATGATTATATGAAACCACCTGTGGACCACCTTTACTTTTCAAATGCATGGCGACCACTCCTTGGTATACAGAATACTTTCAGGGACCTGGTACATTGCTTGTCCGAGCACGATGTAAAGCACTACCCTGGTCTTCTTCTACTGAAACTTCATTATCCCAGGTTGCGTGAAGAATTTGAAAAAGTTTCACCAACTCTTGAAAAGACCTGGTACCATGATACAAATCCGTGGTTTGAAAAGAATGATGGGTACTATTTCTACAAGGCTACACAGTTTCCACTCCTGGATAGTCTCATCAACCAAATACCGTGTATACACACGGAGGGTGCCTCATTTGCGGTCATAGAGGGTCCCATGGTTTTGCACCCACATCGGGCTGAATCCAATGAACTCCTACGATACCAACTGACTATACATGGTGAGGGTGATTGTAGCCTGTACACTGAGAATGGGCGTCACATACACAGAGAGGGTGAAGATATCCTCTTTGATCATGCAAGATACCATGAACTGGTTAAAACTGGTGATGGTCGAAGGGTTGTACTTATCCTTGATGTTCACAGGTGATTCCGACACGTTGCGATGTACATATCACTGCCACCTATGAGTTCTAGGGTTTTGTCGTCTACAATTCTCTTGGTAAAGGGTCCTGGGGTTCCATCTTTGCATCGCATACAGAGTGCCGAGAGTTTGGTCACATCACATGCGAGTGGGATACAGTCGATGAGTTCAC